AAACGGAGATAGTAGCACAGACACCCGCGTACTGTTCCGGGGCTTTCGCTTCAACGGCTGGTCGATTGCTGAGACAAACAACCGTTCTATAGGCCTTACAGGTAACGACCGGCTTTATGCACCGTACGAAGGGATGAGCGGCTACAGGTATCTTGCCATCCAGATAAAAGCACAAAGCGGCACCAACCAAAGCGGCTACGTTGAACTAACCGATTACCACGGCAACACCAAACGCTGGCAGGTTGTGGCTCCTACGACCTCCTACAGCACGGTTACCCTTGATCTATGCTCTCCCGATATCTGGAGCCTTGGAGCGTTACCGGCAACCGAAGACAAGGACAACCCGTACCCGCGCAAGAATACAACATCGAGCAGCTACGCCGGTAGTGAGTCTGTCGACACGGCTTACTGGGGCATCACTTCATGCCAGCGGCTAAGGGTATCAAGTGGATCTATTGACATCGGTACAACCACGCTAACCTACACGAACACCGATTCAACCTATGTGCCGGATACCTTTACCGCTCAGTTTGAACGCATCACACCGGCTATTGTTGCAGAGGTAGATACCACCACCTACTACTACGGGCGTAGATTCTGGCAACAGGACAGAGACGGGCGCACCGAGGAAGAGTCTGATGTCTGGTGGCAGATGACGGTCGGCGGTGCTACAGGCGTGACATCGTATAGCGTTGACCCGGTAACCATCAGCGAGCTATGCGACCAAATAAACGCATCCGATAACTCGATTGTGAGGCATCCCGGCTGGGCGGCAACCAACAGCGTAGCCTACCCGGCTGGTGCTACCTGCTCTGCATCTCAACCACCATTGCGAGATTGTTTCTTGAACGGCGTTACCGGCTACTCTACATGGCTAAGGGGCGGCGGTATCCTTGCCACACCACACGCCACAACCGGCACAGACTTTGCTTACGGGCATCAACTAGCGGCAGGTACCATCGTAGCTCAGACCCTCTTTGATCGCATCAATGGCAACTTTCCACCGGATCTCAATGACCCGTTCGATGTCAACGGCGGCACTGAAGCCGGGCTGTATTTGGCGGGTGGAAGTTTGCTCCGTGGTATCGCTCACGGTGCTTTACTAGACAATGCCGGTGACCCGCTCAACACGGGTACGGTTAACCTCCTACTAACCAGCACGAGTGCAAACCGGGGTACCGATAGCACGATAGATGCCGAAGGTCGGTACTTTACAAGCACTCCCTGGGGGCTTGGTGAAAGCAACCATACGGTGAGCTACAGCACTAGCACTATCGGTCTACTGCCGCTTCACACCAGCCACCGCTTCCGGTCTTGGTTTAGGGAGCAGGAGTTAGCCGGTGTATGTGTCTCTGTTGACGTGGCACCTAACCAGAGATTTTGTTATGCCGTCATCGAGTCTGGAGCGGTAGCCCTGCACTTTGCGGATGGACCGAACGCAACAAACTGGGTTATGCAGACCACGTCGATAACTGATGCCAGCTGCGTTCATATTGCATATGATCCGACAAGCGCGGTAGGTAGGCTTTACATCGTGGTTGATGCATCAGGTAATGATGTCAAGTCGTACTACACAGATGATGAGGGGGTGACAGTAAGCGTGGCAGTAACAGTAACCGGTAATGGGGATGATGCCAGCGTGGCAATCAATCCCATGGGTAAGCGCATAGTGCTTTATCATCACTCTAACGACCTCTACAGGGTCATCTACGACCCGCAGGGGAACGTTATAACGGCGGCCAGCATCATAGTAAGCGGCGGGGTTTATAACGGGAAGACGGCTATTGCTTGGAGGCTTGGCACTTGGTACGCCTACTATAGAGACGGTGGGAGTTCACTTATCCAAATCAGCAGCATCGATGATGGTGAGACTTGGAGTTAGAAGGAAGGGGTGGTGGGCAGTATGAGGAAACAGCAAATGGGAGTTAGCCTGCCCACCGGTGTCGGGAGATAAGGTCGACAAAGGGAGTATATCGCTATGAATCGAAGTATTGCTTTAAGGGCAGCCAAAGAAGCGTTAGACAATGTCGGTGTGCAAGAGGTTGGGGACAACAGGGGTAAGGCGGTTGAGATATACCAAGCCTCTACGGTTCCACCTGTACCACCGGGTAGCCCGTGGTGTGCTGCCTTTGTGGTGTACAGGTTGCGTAATGCAGCTCATGACCTAGCGCTGACAATCCCGCTAGACTGGCCACGCTCGGCTTACTGTCCCGATCATGGCAACTGGGCGCGTAAGACAAAGAACTGGGTATCGGTGAAGGATGCGGAAGCAGACCCTACCAAGGTGCGTATCGGTGACTTGATATGCTTTTGGTTTGCACCGCTCAACAGGCTTGCCCATATCGGTATTGTGATCGGCGTTTTCCCTTGGGGTGTCAAGACCGTTGAAGGCAACACCTCACCAGAGATGGAAGACGAAGACAAGGTAGAGCGCGAGGGCGATGGGGTTTACCGCAAGGCCAGAGCATGGCGCGAGCTAGGCAGCAACGGTGGCTTTGTAAGCATCGACTGGTAGGTTCCAAAATGGAACTAACCACTTGAACTGTTTCCATAATGGAAAGAGTTGAACTTGTAAGAAATCCTTACAAGTTGACGAAAAAAGACCCGACTTTTTAGATCGGGTCTCCTTCCATCAGTTCCAGCATCCAATAGTTGTTTTGGTTTCCCTTGCGGGTGCTAGGATTATACCCTACGGCATCAGCTCTTTTGCCATCTGTGCAATCCAAGCGCGTACACCCCAATCATCAGGAGCGCCCATCGTGAACTGCTCTATGCTGATGTTGATGTCTACTCCGCCCGAACTGTAGACCACGCTAAGGAGTTGCCCCTTGCAAGTCGTGAACCAAAGCATACGGGCGAGGTTGTGTGTGCTAACACGGATAGAGCGTTGATACTGGTAGGCTCCCCGCGCTTCATTCCACATTGCGCTAAAGTCAAGCTCGATTGTTTCAAAGGTTGTATGGTCGCGCTTTAGCACTTCCTCCAACCGCTCCATCGTGTAAACCTCATCTACTACTGTCATTCTTTATCTCCCTGCGGTGTATAACCACATCCGGAATATACACCGGATGTGGATAGATTGTCAAACTGTTTTTATCGTTACCGATTCGGTAGCCGGGATTATCTCAAGCCCTGGCGCGTGTATCGTGGCAAAGTCGCTGAGCTTGCTAACCAGAACGGTGTGCTTTGTCTTGATGGCTTCCGGGTTGTGATGCATCAGCCATGCAACGGCTTCCTCTTCCTCAACCACTTTGACCCGCTCGGCAACGGTTCGGAAAGAAACCGTGCCGTAAGGACACGTCCACGTCTTGACCTTCAGGGTGCCGTCAGCCTTGCGCGGTAGTTGGCTCATTGCGTAGTCTTGCAGCTGGGCGTTGTACTGACGCTCCAACCATGCAAGCCGTGCCGCGTGCTTATTGATCATGGCTGTACAGTTTGCTAAGATAGCGTGCATCTTAGCAGTCTCAGCATCAATGGCTGCCTCAATGTCCATGCGCTTCCGCATCACCAGGAGCGCAAGGTCTTCCGGTGTCTCGTTGCCTGTTATCCAGCCGGACGCAGGCCCGGCATACTCGCCGGTTTCCTCGTCCCATAGCTCGCCATCAACTAAGTAATATCCCATTATCTATTTCCTCCCAGTGGTCTAGCCTTCAGCGGCTGGTCAATAACGATGTTGCCCTGTGGGCCTCTACGGAAGTCCTCACGGGGCGCTACCGCGCCGTTTGCATCATCGTCCTCATCAGCACTTATTGCCAGCAGAGCGGACACCGAGTAGCGGCGGCCATATGTTAGCGCAGAGCCTAAGCCGTGGGCATCAGGCTTGGTTACCGGGATGGTTGCCGTGGTGCTGATCCACTCGCCGCTTGTATGGATGATTCGACTCTCTACTGTAATCGCTACAACCTTGCCATCTGTTACGTGAGTTTCCGTGGTGCCTTGGGTCAGCATCAGGTCGTTTGCTGTAAGGATAGGGCGCAGAGCGTCCAGGATACTGTCAAGGGTGACATACTTGCTCTTGAATGCAGGGTTAGTGCCTTCTTTGCTGATGCCTTGCATCCGGCTTTGTGCCTTGATAAGGGAAGGGGCTATTGCCCCTATTGTTTCGCTGCTAGTCATTCTTAATCTCCCGCAGCTCGTCAGGTGAGCCAAGCCATGCAAACTTTCGTTGATACTTGTATTCGATGTTGAAGCCTGCACCATCGTTGATGGTGTGTACCCAGTATGGGTCTTGTCGATACACAACAGGGACGTTACCCTTGTAGACACCATCCGTAAACGTCAGACCTTCATTGAGTGCTAACGTCAGGATGATGTATGCGTCTTTATTTGTCATTCTTATTCTCCCGTTACGTGGTTGGATGCATCAGCGTTGTAGTCATCTGGATCTGCAATCTTGATGCAGACTTCACCGTTGCCGAAAATGATGGTGTTGCCGCTGATGCGAATATCCTCATCCTTAACGTATTGGATTGCCTCGATGACTTCAATGTCATCGATGTCGTGCTGGCCTGATGGGCCGTGCAGCTGAAGAATGGCACCATTTGCCGTCATCTGCTCAACCATCTTGATCGCTTGTTCTTTCATCTCTTATCTCCCGTACCGCTTGGGTACACATCAATAATATATCCAATAGATGTATATGTCAAACCCTTGACAGGCTAATATATATATATGGTATATAGATTGCATGATTAGAGGATTGACACAAAACGAGTTATCGCGGCGTACTGGTTTCAAGCAGCCACGCATCAGTGACTATATGACCGGAAAGAAAGCGCCTAGCGATACATCTTTGATTGCACTGGCTGAAGCGATGGATATGGATCCAGCGGAACTGTCAAAGCAGTTATTGATGCGTAGAACGCTACGCAAGGGCAAAGCCCCGGAAGCACCAGAGCAACCGGGCGAATAAGGTAGTTAGGGAGATAAGAAAATGCGACGATGCATAGAGTGTGGAAGCGAAGTAATCGATTTTGATAAGACCTGTACGGCTTGCCGGGTGAGTGAATGGCAAGACCAGCAGGAGCAAGCCCAGAAGCTCAGGGAGCGGCACTATGCGCTGGAGGCTAACCGCGATGCTTACCTTGGACGTAAGCGGGCAGTGCGGGATTCCATCCGTGCAGGTGTGATTACTGCGGTAGCCGTTATGCTGTTCCTTGCGCTGGTATCTGCTACCCGTGATGCCATGCGGTACGAGTATCAGACAAAGCCAGCGGCACTTAAGGCGCAGGGTGTCAAGTGAGATACCTCAGTGTGTGTAGCGGCATTGAAGCCGCATCCGTTGCATGGGAGTCCCTTGGTTGGACTCCCGTTGCCTTTGCAGAGATTGAAAAGTTTCCTTCCAAGGTATTAGCCCATCACTATCCTGGAGTGGCTAACCTTGGTGATATGACCAGATTTAGGGAGTGGGAAATTGAAAGAGATGCAGTTGACGTTCTTGTCGGAGGGACTCCCTGCCAGAGTTTCTCAGTTGCCGGACTCCGCAAAGGGCTTGACGATCCAAGAGGAAACCTTGCACTCACCTTCATTGCAATGGTTGACCACTACCGCCCAGAGTGGGTTATCTGGGAGAACGTCCCCGGTGTTTTGTCATCCAGTGGAGGACGGGACTTTGGTTCCTTCCTTGGGGCGTTGGGGAACATCGGGTATGGGTTCGCATACCGAGTGCTTGACGCTCAGTACTTTGGAGTCCCCCAGCGAAGGCGTAGAGTCTTTGTTGTCGCACATTCTTCAGGGGACAGCAGACGTGCAGCCGAAGTATTATTTGAGCCAGAAAGCCTGCGAGGGGATACTCCGAAGAGCAACCGCACGGGGAAAGAAACTTCCTACTCTTTTACAGCAAGCCTTGGAATCGGTAGCGCAAAAGTAAGCGGTACGCTTTGTGCGCTTGATGGCCCAAATGGTGTAAGCGATCAATATGCTAATGAAGCAAAGCTGATTGTAATGGCAGATGGTCAAACCAATGCGGCTATATCAACCAACGAGATAGCGCCTACGCTAAACAGTAGCCAAGAAAATCCAATCGTTGCATATAACACACTAGTATCAGAAACGAGCCACTGTGTACTTGCTAGTGGTGGTCAGCGCAATGATCCGCATACTGAAACAATGGTGCCTGTAACCTACCGTAAGTCACGCAGAGCGCAGAGCGCTGAGGACTTTGAGACATGGGTTCCTGATGGCGTGACTAACACGCTTAACTGTTTTGATCTAGGTGATATCAGGTCAGTTGATATCGTGGTTGAACCAATAGCCCTTGCAGAGAACACCATCGGACGGCAACCAATGAACGGCGGTAACGGTGATGGATACACGGTGGGCGGTCCAATGTACACGCTGAACGCTACCGGGGTTCACGGTGTAGCGCATCCAGATCACAGTATGGCAGTACGGCGGCTAACACCCACCGAGTGTGAACGACTCCAGGGATTCCCTGATGGATACACCGACATCATGCCAGAGACTCCAGACGGGCCAAGATACAAGGCACTTGGCAACTCAATGGCTGTACCCGTCATGCGCTGGATAGGCTCTAGGATTGCCCTTGCCACCAAGTAGATCAATCGTTCGTCAGACGCTCCGGGCTTTATCCAAGGCACCGGAGCGTTTACTCTGTCATGAGGAGATGGTTTTACTACACCAAGCATGGGCGGCAGGCATCATGCCTAAAGAGTGCATGACGGAAATGGTTCACCGTAACACCGGCCTATGCAAAGAGATGGCCAAGCAGATACACAAGCAGGATGATTTCGAGGATGCCGTGGCGTTCTGCCTTCAGGGCTTGATTATCGCCATACAACGGTGGGATTCCAGCCGGGGGCTAAGATTCAGCACCTTTGCAATGAAGTGGATTATTCAAAAGTACCGCCGTTATCAGTCAACCCAAAGCAAGACCATACGGGTATCCGAACACACAATCTACAAATGGCTACGCATCCGCAAGGCACACGATCAACACCTCCACCAGCACGGCATACCTCCAACCGATGAGCAGCTTTCCGGGTACACCGGGCTATCGGTTACGATGATAGGTATCGCCAGGGACTCGCAGC